TTCGTCGGTGATGATGTTTGGCACAAAGCGAATGAATGTATCGCCAGACGCGGATCCAGCGGGGCCGTCATATATGACCGTGGCGGTGCCCACGTCCATCGTTCCGACGTTGACGATCCTGAGAGTGAACTTGATGCGCTCACCGACGTTCATTGTGGTGGCGGTTACAGAGTAACTTAGAGTCCTTACTGCCTGAGATGTCCCTAACTCAGCGCCAATAGCAGCGGTGGTCAAAATATTACTAAGGACGGTACCTGAGTTGTCACACCGATCAATCGTAATTGCCACGCCAGCATTGACTGTCGCAACGGACTCAAAAGCCCTGATAAAAGGGGTTACCTGCCCTGCTGTGGCAGGAATCGTCACCTGTACCGTAATCGGCTCAGTAAACCATGTAAGCGCCTGACCTCCTGCGGTCGCAGTGACGGGGATGTTTGTGCCGCTCGCGGTCGTTGTCGTAATAGCACTAGTCGTGCTTCGACCGCGCATCTGGCTGGCAACACGACCCCCTGCGCCACCCACAGATGACGCCAGCGGGCGCAAGAAAAAATCTGTCGCCATCAGATCTCATAGCCCCAGACAGTAAACGTCACCGTCTGGGATCCAGTTGTCGTCACGCGCAACACATAGTCAGCCGTCCCTCGGATCGGGGTCGGAAAAGTCATAACCACGCCGGGCTTGTTCGTTGCGCTCGGCACGAACTCGCCGTCGAACACGGCGGCATCGGTGCCTCGGGTGTAGGTCGTGTCGCCGGTGGCCCCGAACCACAAAACGCAAGTGCCGGCAGTCGTGCCGCCCGATTGAATCTGAAGCGAGGTAATGACGACCGCTTTAGTTGACGCAGGTGTCCAAAGCGCCGTGCCGGTCTGAGCAGTGGTGTACTGCGCCGCCTTCCAATTGGATACGCTGCTGCGAATACGATCCCAAGTCGTGCCGTTGAACCCGTACAGCCTCGCCTGCGTGTGCAACTGGTTAACGGCGTTAGTTTCGGCGTCAGTGCCTGCTGTATCTACAGAGACTGGATTGGTGCCATCGCCAACCTGCACCTGACCCTGCACCCGGCTGACATCAACTAGCATGCCATTGCTGGCATCCGCAGGGATCAGAGTCCTGTCGCCATCCGCACTAATGGCGAGCTTCATCAACTGGATCTGTTCACCCGTTCCGGTGACCTGATCCGTGGCGATATCCGCGCCAGTGCCGGGTGTGATGGGTACGTTATCAGCCACGGTTCAGCCCCTTACAGCGCAAAAATGCCGGAAGCGTTCCAAGTCACCGTGATGTCCCCGCCATTAGGCGTCACAGGCAAGCCCGTCACGCTTGTGTCGATGTACGCCACCAGTGGAGATGTCGCAGCAGACCCAGTGTCAACATAGATGACCAGCGCCTCGACCGTGTTGCCCGTCACAGTTGGGAAAGTAACGTCACCACCATCAAAGACACCGTTGGTCACAGACTTAGTTGCACCAATGGTCTGCGCGGTGCTAACAACGCCGGTCAGCGAAGTAAGGAATTGATCCGACGCGCTGTAGGTGTAGACGCCCGTATCGACCAGCGCGACCTTGACCGTGCCAGACAACAGGTTCGTGTTAGTCGCCGCGCCAAGGATAGTTTCCTTGTACTTCGGATAAATGGCATTCGCCATGATTACTCCGTTTCAATGCCTACGATTTTGCCATTCTCACGGATAATCCGCTTTGGGCGTTTGATTGCTGCGACGGCCTTGTCTGCTGTTTCTTTGCTTGATCTTGACATACTTTCAAGAGATTCTTTCAAGCCATTTCCTGCGTTGTTCAGGCTCTGCATCATCTCACGCATAGCTTGCATGGCCTCAGTCATGGCAACAGTTGACTGACTTTCTTCTCTGGTTTTTACAATTTGAGATTCCATGTCTGCAAGCTTTGCAATTTTGATTGCAGTGTCTGCTCGCAAAGATTCAAGCTCAAGCTCCATCTTCATCCGCTCAATGTCAGAATTATCGTTCATTGGCGCAGGCTGCGCTTGAGATTGGCCGGTGGGGGATGATGTCTCCGGCTGCGCCGTAATTGTGACTTCTCCGCCAATCTTGGACATTGTTTCAAGCGTTTTGGCTTGTGTTTCTTCGGCTTTGGCAACTGTAAGAACCGTGTCTGCTCTAGCCTTAGCTGCCTTGGCAACAGCCTCTTCAGCAGCGGCTTGCAAGAAGATTGTATTGGGGTCTTGCGGCTGACCCTGAATTTCAATCATCAACTGCTGCGCCTCTTCATCAGTTGGCTTGATGACGCCAAGTTTCAGAAGTTTCTTGCGGAAAAAGTCCCGGACATCGGAGATACCTTCGCCTTCCATGTTCATCATCGCCATTGCTTGCAGAACCTGCTGGGTCTCAGGGTCAGTTGTAATGGCCAGCATGCCGGTCAATGCTTTTACGGTTGCTGCTCGCTTGGATTGGCTGGTCGGGCCAACCTGAACGTCAACGTCAAAATTAGCAGACGAGATATCGTTCTCGTACTCCATCTCGCCGTTTGTGTTGATCGCAGGCTTCATCAGTTCGACTGATGATACGTCCCCGTTTTCGTTGACGGCCTTCATGCTGCGGCCTTCTTCAACGTAGATTTCCTGCGCCATTGAAAGCCAAATCTCGCCGCAGCGTTTCATGGCCTTGGCGAAGTTGGACATATAGATGAACGTCTGCATATCCAGCCGCTGCTGGATCATCTCTACGGCTTTGCCGCTGATGTTGCTGACAATCTTGTCACCCTGTTCTTGATTGCCAAGAACGTCCTTCATGTCCTGCTCAGTAACCGAGATGATTCCGGCCAGAGCGGGCGGGATGGCAGGCGAGCGCGTATAGCCGACAGGCGGACTTACCTGCATTGATCCATCTGCCGAAGTGACAGGATTGATCAGCAAGTACGGGTAATCCTTGATGTTGTCCTCTGCCCACATCAATTGGTGCCCAGCGACCTGCTCAGGGGTCAGGATGGGCTTTTCGACGCTGGACAGTGCAGCAATCTCACCGAGCTTTGACAACTGCATATTGCGAAGGCGCTGAGCGTCTTTGGCCAGGCGAACGTGGCCCATGCAGCGTTCGATGTTATCCACAAACCAGCGCTTGCCGTAGGTCGGCACGATAGGAATGTTCTTGCCTGCGATATAGCCGCAATCCTCAAGAACGCGTCCGCCGCTCATGATGTACTTGCGAACCTTGCGACGCTTGACACGCTTCTGGCGCACTTCGACTGTGCCGATAGCCGCGAGAGTGTCCTCAAGCGTCTCGTCGTTCTCAAAGTCCTCTCGGCGGTATCGTTCTTCTTCGCCGTCAATGCGCTGGAAGATGCGAATTGTTTCGTTGACTTCTTCGACCCGGTAATACTCAGCGATGAAAACGACGTCGGGCGTCATCCAATCGAATTCATACTGGTGGACGGTCTTGGGCCAGGTTGTCGGGTCGTCCTCATACGCCTCGCGGTAGGCGTCTCTGGTCATCGCAGTGAGGACATAGCAAAATTTGGCGTCTGATTTATCTTGGCGCTTAGCTTGAAGGTCAAAGAACACGGACGAGTCGGCATCAAAGATCGGCTCAATGCAGATCCGCTGCTTTTCGTTCTCGTCATCCTCATCATCTTCGTACTCTGTACGCAGCCGCCAGGCACCGAATCCACCACCGACGGCTTCTTCAAAGGCATTGTCGTAGGCTTCGGATGCTACGGAGTCCTGCTCGTCGGCGCGGTACAGTCCATCAAGCGTGTCTGAGAGTTTGTCGTACTCAGAGCCCTCCTTGCTGACAAAATCGACCGTGACGCGGTTGTTTCGGTATTCGTTGATGATCCGAATGACCGCCATGTGGATCTTGTTGACTTCAAACTTCGGTTTGTTTTCGTACTGATCCCACAGTGGGCCTTCCCACTGAGCGCCGGAAATACTGTAAAAACGCCGATCTTGCAGACACTGAAGTCGTTCGTCTCGCAGAGCGGACTGCACTTTGTCGAACTCGGCCAGCGCCTCAGCATGGAGGTTATGTAACCGCTGTTCATTTGAGATTCTGGCCATAGAGTTCCTGTTTACCAGCGATTGATCGTAGGCATTGGCCTGAAGTCAATAGCTTTAGGCGGAGCAGCCCGACGGACGCCTTCGCAAGCATACCTTAAAGCGTCAATAACATGGTTTTTTGTATCTTGCAAGACCGGAAGAACTTGTCCTGTCAGCGGATCGGTCTTGTAGCTGTACAAGGTCAACTCGTCAATAGCGTGCTTGCATCGAGGGTGAACGATGATTTCGTAGGATTTTAGCCATTCTATGCCTTCTTGAAGACTTTTTGGCCCTTTGATTGCACCCATAATCTTCGGAAATCCGTGCCTCCGCATGTGGCTGATCGTTTCCGGTCTCGCTGAATCTGCAACGATGGGCCATTTCTCGGCCTCCGGGACGGTCATGAACAGGTCAGGCGTGGCGGTGATCTCACATCCCACCATGTAGGCCTCGTGGTCGATAAATAGCTTTCGTCCGACAATGTGGCAGCGCACCAAAACTGTCGGGTCGATTGCAAATCCCCAGTCTGCGCCGAGCCGGTGGATAGCGTTTGGCGGTGCGTCGAATTCCTCAATTCGCCAGTTGCGAAATACTCTGGCTTGGGAGTTGCGAAGGTAAGCTCCTTGCCAAACGTTGGCGTACTTGTCCGGATCTCGGTCGCGGTCGTACTCCATTTCGTCCCGCAGAACGCCAGGGAACCACGGGTTGTCTTGCCAGTTGACTTGGATGACGCAAGCATCTGGAGGCGGTTTAGGGCCGCGCAGGAGGTGATCTACAGGGTCACTCTCTTGGCTTGGGTTCCAAGTGAACCAGAGTTCTGAGCCAGGCTTACGGATGGTTGGTCGCAGCAAGTCCAGACTACGCTGGCTCAGGCTTTGTGCTTCTTCGACCCAAGCGCAGTCGTAGCCCTCAAGGGACTTGATTGAGTCAGCGGTGTGGTTCTGCATGCCCTGGAAAATGATCATTCCGTCGCCGCGCTTGGACTTGATAACGGCTTCTTGGACTTCAAAGTATGCGCCAGCGTTGAGTTGTTCGATCTTGAGTTCAAGCAGGCGTTTGACGGACTGAGCCAAAGACTTCTGAACTTCGCGCACGCAGACGGTGCGGCGCTTGGCATCCATGAGATGCGCCTCGATGACGGCCTCGGCAAAGAAGTGAGACTTGCCAGAGCCACGGCCACCAAACGCGCCTTTATACCGTGCAGGCTCAAGCAGAGGAACAGCCCACTTCGGAGTCTCAATGCGTAGGGTTGTCACTTATCGACCACCACGCGTTCGATCTTCTGGATGGCCAGCGGGCGGTCAGGGTCGCCAGACAGTTCAAGTTTGTCTCCATAGCGCTTTGGATCCCACTTGGCCAGCAGTTGCATGCGTGTCCAGACACGATTTTTTTGCCAACTAACGAAGCCCGCATCCGTTGCGCCGTTCTGCGTCAGTGGCGGCTGCTCGTCGATGATTTTGAGCGTTTCGGTAGCGATAACGTCGTGGCCAGCCTTACGCGCACGCGCGATGGCTCCGGCCAGTTCTTCGCTCTCATTACACCAGTCGTACCAAGTATTGAGTCCGATCTTTTGGTCTTTGACTGCGTGGGCCAGAGGAATACCGTTGCTAACTGCGTTGAGAATATATTCAACGGCTTTCTTTTTTTTATCTGATGGAGTTTTTGCCATTTTCAATCTCAATGAGTTTATCCAAATAATGCCGAGCCTTGAGTAAATCGTCCATTCCGTTTTTATCTCTCCATCTGGAAATATATTTTACGATGTTGCCTTCAAAATATCCGAGGTTATTGGCGGCAATAAAATCCCACGGCTGCACTGCTTTACGCTTGTAGTGATCCCCGCCGACCTGGGTGTCGTTGGCGGTCAACTTAGCATCACTTGTCATGTTAGTGGTTCCTCACTTTCCTGTGGATAACTTTGCCCCGTTTTCCCCGCATCCCGGTGCCCCTCTGCCCCTACCCTCTAGGGTATAGGGGCAGGGAGGGGCGTTTTTCCGGGCTTTTGCCCCTGCTGCCCCTTTTGCCCCTGGGGGCGTTTAGGGGCGTTTAGGGGCGTTTCTGTCGGCCTGTTTTCTGCATGATCATGGCGCTGGATTGCACCTTGTTGGAGACGATCCAGCCGTGTTCGTAGGGTTCGATGGTGTCCGAGTTGATGAGTTGTCCGACCAAGCTATCTGATCTGGAGGATTCAGTTTTATTCTTTGCGGTTCGTTCTGCGTTGCCGTCTTTAATTAAAAGATCACGCAATGCTGATCTGGAGACATAAGGCATGCCGTCGCGTTCTTCTGCACCTGATGCCCACCATGCTCTTTCAAATGTTCTTGTGTTTTCGTCGTGTTTTGTTGGTTTCTTGTGAGGTTTATTTGTTTCTGATTCAAGGTCTGGAACGGCCACGCAAGTAGTTGCAGCGCCTCCGAATTTTGTGGTTCCCATTTCAATGACTTCAAGTTTGAAATATATTGTTTCTCCTTTGCTTGGCAATTCTCTTTGCTTGGTGACAGAGACGGATCGAACGCCTTCTTTTTCTGTGACTTCTATTTCTGTGTCGATGTGTGCGCGGATGCCTGACCATCCTCGAGCGCCTCGAGCGGCGTCCTTGCCGTTGTGGTGAATGATCATCATGGCGGCTCCGGTGGCGGTAGCTACCTGATCGAATCTGGCCATAACTGGCCCCATGTCCTCGCCGCTGTTCTCGTTGGCTCCTGCGCTCATCCTGGCGAGTGTGTCTCCGATGATAAGTCGGACGGGTTTGCCTTTGATCTGTTCTACTGATCGAACCATTTCGATGACGTCGTGGGCGTCTTGAGGCCCGGTGTAGAAGTTCATTGGAACCGGCACCATTGCAAGGTTTTCCAGGCTGCATCCGTAGAATTTCTTGATGGCTTGCATCCTAGATCTGATGCTTGCTGGTGCTTCGCTGGCCAAGTAGACAACTAGGCCGGGATCGGTCTTGCGTCCGTAGCAGTCTGTTCCATTGGCAATTGCTGTTGCCACTGACAGTGCCCAGAATGTCTTGCCTGAGTTGCTGTCGCCGTAGACCACCACCGAGCTGCCAATGGTCATCAGGCCTTCGACCAGTTCGTCTGGAGCTTCGTAGTCACTACCGAGTTGATCGCCAAAGACGACTTGCAGTTTGTCGATTACCGCAGTTCCGGTTTGCTGCACCAGCAGGCTTGTGAGATCGTGCCCGGCTTGTTTGTAGTCGTTAGCGTCCATGCCTTCGATGGGAGGCATGACAACGCGGACGCCGTATTTTGCGCTGGCTTGGTCGGCATACTTCTGGCCCACGCCATGCTTGTCGTGGTCGGCTACGATAACGATGTCCTGCGTGTTGCCATACATCTCGCGCAGGCTGGCGGTCACTGGCACCAGGCTGCTGGCGCTGTACGAAACGATGCACGGCCTGCCGGTTGTCTCATGGATTGTGGCGGCTGTGGCAAAACCTTCGGCAACGTATAACGTGCCGGGTTCGTCCATTGTCCCGACCATCCAGAACTTGCCACCGGCTTCTGCGCCTGGGTGATAGAGTTTGCCGCCTTCATTGTCGATGTACTGCAAAGAACACAATGTCCCGTCATGGCCAAACAGAGGCAGCATCAGCCTCCCGTCGCCAGTGATGCGAGCGCCGTGCGACTGAATCCCCTTGCGCTTGAGATATGGATGCTCTGCGTTGGCTGGAGATGCTTGGCTCCAGATCGTATCGACGATGCTTTCTGCGACTTCGTGCTGCTTGTCTAGCGCAGCGTCTCTAAGAGCCTTGGCTTCTGCCATGCGCTTAACATGCGCCATTTCTTCTACGGCAGAAAACTTCCTGCCGATATCGGCACGCCAAGGAGATTCAAACCCCATGCGCCAGCATCCAAAGCGACCAGCAGGGATACCGTCGCCAAATACAACGTACCAGCCGGACTTGTCGCCGCCTTTGCTTGCGCTGCCTTTGGTGCCGGTTTTGAATCGGTGAATCTTGCCGTCAAAAATCACCTGATCTGGCGGCTCAAGACCAGCGTTTCTGATGGCGTCAATCAGTTGTTGATCTGGAGAGGCAAGTGGCTTTTCTGGAGGCGGCGACCACGGCCCGCCAAACACCCTTGATAAGTCAGCCATTAGTGACTGCCTCTTGGCGGTTCAAGTAGGCCATCACGCGCTGGACTGTCTCGTACTTCGGGCTTGCTCCAGCCATCATTCGGTACAGAACATTCGGATGAACGCCTGCTCCTCGCGCAACGGCTTGGATGTTTCTGTCTGCCAGCATCTGCCGCAGCTTCTCAAGTTCTGGCATTGTTTTTCCTCTTTCGGAAAAAAACTTTCGTTTGGTGTTGCAATCCTAACCGAACAAGAGTAATCTTGCAACCACTGCGCGAACGGAATGGCCGAAGGCGCAGATGGAGCAAAAATGGCAATTAACCTTCGCACTACCAAGAGCCTGACGGCCAGCGGCACCAAGCTGCTGGTTTATGGTCAGGCTGGGGCTGGTAAGACCAGTCTCATCCCAACCTTGCCGACGCCTGTTGTGTTATCGGCAGAGGGTGGCCTGCTGTCGATTCAAGACGCAGACCTGCCTTTCATTGAGATCAACAGCATGGCGGCGTTGACGGAGGCTTACACCTGGCTGACTGAATCTGCTGAGGCCAAGCATTTTGAGTCGGTGTCGATTGACTCGATCAGCGAGATTGCAGAGGTCGTGCTGAACGCTGAGAAGAAGGCGACGAAAGACCCGCGCCAGGCCTACGGTGCGATGCAAGAGCAGATGGCCGACCTGATCCGTTCGTTCCGTGACCTGCCGGGCAAGCATGTCTACATGAGTGCAAAGCTGGAAAAGAGTCAGGATGAGATGGGTCGGATGCTGTATGCGCCAAGCATGCCGGGGAACAAGACGGGTCAGATGCTGCCGTACTTCTTTGATGAAGTGCTGGCTCTGCGCGTTGAAAAAGATGCTGACAACGGCACCCAGCGAGCGCTGATGTGCGATTCGGACGGACTGTGGCTGGCTAAGGATCGGTCTGGCAAATTGGGTCAGTGGGAAGCGCCTGATCTGGGTCTGATCATTCGCAAGATTGGGGGTGTGGCGTGACTGACGAGATGAAGCAACTGATATCTGATTGGTGCGTGGCCAAGAACGTCGAGGACTCTGCCAAAGACGAGCGCCGAGAGATTGAGGACAAGATCAAGGCGCTGGCTGGCATCAAGGAGGAGGTGGAAGGAATATCGACGCTGAAACTGACTGACGGCTCGCAGATGAAAGTTGAGTCGCGTATCAATCGAACGGTTGATGCAGAAAAGGTGCAGGAATTAGCGGCAGAGCATGGCCTCATGGATCACCTATCGAGCCTGTTTCGCTGGAAGCCCGAACTGAACATGACGGCCTGGAAACAGGCTGACGATGCAATCACTGGCCCGTTGGCTGGCGCAATTACTGCCAAGCCTGGACGGCCTTCATTCAAATTTGTCCCGACCAAGGAGCAATGAAAAATGGCACAACTTTCACAATCGTTTGACGCTGCAGATCTGCCGCAGTCCACCAGTTCCTACGACCCGCTGCCTGCTGGCTGGTATTCGGCAACCATTAACCAGGCTGAGGTCAGGCCGACCAAGGATGGCCGAGGGGAGTACATTCGCGTGCGGTACGACATCACTGGGCCGACGCATCAAGGGCGGGTGGTGTTTGGCAACCTGAACATCAAGAACGCTAGCACCAAGGCCGAGGAGATCGGTCGGCAGCAGTTGGGCGAGATCATGCGGGCGATTGGTCTGAGCCGGGTGACGGACACGGACCAGTTGATCGGCGGTCAGTTGTCGATCAAGTTGGATATCCGGCCTGCGACGGAGCAGTACGCAGCGCAGAACGAAGTTCGTGGCTTTAAGGCAGAGGCTGGTGCGATGTCGGCGGCTCCTGCGCCGAGCAAGCCCGCTGTTGCACCGAGTGCCGGTGCCAAGACGCCGCCTTGGATGAAGAAGTGATATGAAACAGGCGCGACCAGATAGTACGTTGCAGCGAGAGGAATATCTCAGTCGCGCTCATGAATTTGCCAAGCGAGGGTCTGACTTGCCTCAGACAAAACTGTGTCCTGATGATGTTCATGCGATTCGGTCTGCTGTGCGACAGCGTGATGGGTTAAGAGAGCACATCAGAAACAATCTGAGCAATCAGGCTCTTGCTGACAAGTTCGGCGTACATCGAAGAACGATTGAGAAGATCGTGCAACTGCATACATGGAGTCAAGAATTGTGACGGCCATACCAGAATCTAGCCACTCAATCTCTGCACTGATTGACAAGGCGCACGAGAAAATCAGGAACGGTGAGCCGCAGCGTAACTATCTTGGGGCGTCCGTCCTTGGCCATCCATGTGACAGATGGCTCTGGCTGTCATTTCGCTGGGCTGTGATCGAGCAGTTCCCTGGCCGAATCCTGCGGGTGTTTCGTCGTGGACATCACGAGGAGGCAATGGTCGTGTCTGACCTACGGGCCATTGGCATGGATGTGCGGGCCACTGGAGCGCAGCAAAGCCGCTGTGACTTTGGTGGTCACATTGGTGGCCATGTGGACGGGATCATTCATGCCGGGGTGCCTGGAGCGGAAAAGACCAAGCATATTTTGGAGATCAAGACGCATAGCAAGAAGTCATTTGATGACTTGGAGAAAAACGGAGTCGAGAAGTCCAAGCCCCAGCACTTCGTCCAGATGCAGTTGTACATGCTCGGCATGAAGATTGAGCGGGCCTTGTACGTTGCGGTCTGCAAAGACGATGATCGGATCTATACCGAGCGAGTGAGGTTTGATGAAGAGTTGGCGCAAAAGTATCTGGAGCGAGGCAAGCGTCTGACACTAGAGGATCGGATGCCGCCTCCGATCAGTGCTGATCCGTCGTGGTATCAGTGCAAGTTCTGCGCGGCTCACGACCTATGCCACGGTAGCAAGTTGACCAAGGAAGTGAACTGCCGGACTTGCGCCCATAGCACAGCCAAGGCGGATGGCTCTTGGAGATGCGAGAGGCATGATGCTGATGGCATTCCTTTGGACTGGCAGCAACAGGGTTGCGATAGCCATGTTTTGCATTTTGATCTAGTTCCGTGGAAAATGGCTGAACCCCGCGACCAGTGGACTGCGGTGTTTTTGATTGATGATCAGGCTGTAGCTAACGGCGAACCGGATGCGACGGTGTTTAGCAGTCGAGAGATTGTTTGCAACCCGTTGGCTTGTGTGAACCCGCCTGAGTTTGTTAAACAACTGAGAGCAGCGTTTGACGGAAGGATTGTCGGATGAGCAACGTACAAATATCCAAGGAGTACTTAAAAGAACTTCAGTACATGCACAGACTGGTCGCCAGCTTGCACGAGGCGTGGCTGGGTGATCCTTACGGCGAGCCGGATGAAAAGCTGATCTATCTCAGGCTCAAGAGGCTCATGGACTGGATTGGCCAGCCTGAAGAAGAAGTGTCTGCGAGGTACGAAACGGAGGGTGAACTATGAACGAGAAATGGTCAACGAAGGTGTACAAGCGCTGCGATAAGCAATGCTTCAAATGCAGGCAGTGCCGTGAGTTTGAGGCGTTGATCGACCAGATCGACGTTGAGAACAAGAGCGATCTGCAACGTCAGCGCGATGCGGAGAAGTTCGTCCGTGCGAGGGAGCAATAATGAGCTGTGATCACTGCAGCCACCCACTCTGGGCTGGTATCCGTTGCAGCGTCTGTGGCCGTTGGGCAGACGAACCAAGCGAAGCTTTAAAACAGACTTGGGCCGACTACCAGGATGCGCTTAAGAGGTTTGACTGCCCGAGGTGCGGACACTGCTGCTCGCAGCCGGAGCAGGAGCCGGTGGCGCTCTGTGACCCTGCCGAGTACGACGACTTTCAAGGAGCCGTAAGCCGCAACCAGATCGCATCGCGCCAAAAATGAAGGAGGACATGGATGAACGATTGGACTGTTTACGAGCGGATTGCTTTTGCTCTGTTCATGTTTGTCATGGGAATAATTGTTGGGTTTTCATGGGGGCGGAACCATGACTACGAGTAACTTGAGAACCGCCGCCCAGCAGGCGCTGGAGGCGTTGCTTGCTAGAGCGAAACGCGGGGATGGTGCGCCCGAGGTTGTTGCCGCCCTCCGCGCCGCGCTGGAGCAGCCAACAGTTCCCCCAGAGGCCCAGACCGAAGCCGAGAAGATTGCCTACTGCGCTGGCTGGTGGGCTGCGATGGAAGCAAAGGCGAAGGAGCAGCCGGAGCAGGAGCCGGTGGCATTCGTTCCGGTGTATCCTCGCAATGGTCCGCTGTGGTCAATGACCACGAATGAGCCTTCACAGGAACGTCTGCCCAGCTATCCGCTGACACCCCTCTACACCCACCCACCCCGCCGCGAGTGGCGCTCGTTGACGGAGGAGGAGATCGTCAAGTTTGCGGATGAAGTTAGCGGCGAAGAACACTCTGTTGAGGACTTTGCCCGCGCCATCGAGGCCGCGCTCAAGGAGAAGAACAAGTGACTGAAGACGAACTGGATCAAGTCCACGAAATCAGGGAAACGATCAGCGAACGAGTGCATATGCTGGTTGATGAGATGACCCGTGGTTTGCCCGCTGATATTGACGACCTTGTACGCCTGCAATTGAACGAGGACTTTCGGTTTTGGCGGAGGGATGTATGACCGACGAAAAGATCATTTCCTTTGCCCGGATGATTCGGGACGGCGGGCATTGGGATCAACTCGACCTCATCAACTTCGCCCGAATGATCGCCACTCACCTGTCGTACGACAGCATCCACTCCTGCGGCCCAGACTGCGACCGGCCTGCTTGCGTCAATGTGCGGAGGGCGGTGGAGCGAGAGCGCGAGGCGTGTGCGAAAGTGTGCGAAAGAGTGAAACTGAAAGGCCGCGAGGTTTTTGCAGATGCCATCCGTGCAAGATCCAATGAGGGCTAAATCAGATGTGGGCGAGATCACTGCCGACCTTGTTGCGGCTATCCAAGACATCCGGCAGTACATACCGCCAGAGGGGGAGGATTCTCTGGCACAGATCGAGACGTTCTGCGCGATCGCCCTGCGCGTGTTCGCCAAGACGAACCCGAGCAAGCTGCGCGACGCTGCCATGGCAGAGGAAATTAAAGCCCGGATTGATGGGCGAGAGGTGATGGAATGACTCCACTTATTCAGAAAGCGGTCCGCATGGCCCCTGAGCCTGAGACTGCCATGTGGTTTGACGTAGGCCCGATGGAGCGGTGGGAGGGTGGCCAGGTGCCAGCAGATCTAGTGCTGAACCTCCCTTTCCCGCGCACCGGCATCGTCGGGTACGACCAGGATGGCAAAGACTTTGCGCTCTGGCTCACGCAGGGCACGGACAGTGTGACGGTGGCCGGTGCATCGATGTGGCATGGCAAGTACATGGAGCCGTTCGCCTACATTAAGACTGACGAAGGGCTGCGGTATTACCGCAAGGATGGCCCGATGATCGACCAAGATGAAGTGCGCCCTGCTTTTCGCATGGTCTGCGCCACGCTGCTTAAGCTGGCCGAGCGCAAGTCAGAAGCTCACATGCCACTGGTCAAAAACACCTTCATCAACCGCAAGCGAGCAGCCAAAGGCAAAAGCCCGGTGGCATTCGATTGGCACACTGTTGAGATTGGGCCATGGGTCGGCAAGTCGGAGCCGCAGGGTGGCACGCACGCCAGCCCCAGGCTGCACGATCGCCGCGGTCACTGGCGACTGATCAAGGCAACCGGGAAGCGGGTCTGGGTCAAAGCTTGCAAGGTGGGGGATGCCAGCAAGGGTGTCGTGTTCAAAGACTACCGGGTGAGCGAGGCTTTGCAGTGAGTGAGAATAAGAACATGCCTGCCGCATCTGGGCAGGTCTACTGGCGTGATCCGGCCACCGAGGCCCCGCCTCGCGGGTCAAAGCTTTTGATTCTCACATCCGGTGGTGTGGCCGTCATTGGTGACTGGGTTGATGATTCAAACTTCGTGGCATGGTCGCCGCTGCCCAAAAAACCAAGGAGAGATGATGGCAACTTGCGTTGAAAGAGTTCTTCGGCACCTTGCTATGGGAAAGCAAATGACCGCGAAGGAACTGAGCAAGGCGTTGTTCCACGGCGAGACGAGTGTTAAGGCAGCACTGCGAGAACTGCACGGCAAGAAGATGATTAGAGTGGTCAGTCGGCAAAGAGGCTATGACAGCAGCGCACGCCGATGGGCCATCGTCGCCGGCGTCACCGTGCCCAAGCCTGCACAAAAGCCTGCGAAGTTATCTGGACGGCAACTTGTTCTGGATGCGCTCAAAAGAGGGCCAAAGACCCGCGCTCAGATCTCGCTTGCAACTGCACTTGGAAAGACAACCGTGATTGACTGCATCGCCAAGTTGAGCGCGGCGCGGTTGGTTAGGATCTGCTCGTATATCCCCCGCTCTCGCGGCGCTGCAATGCCGCTCTACGATCTGTCGGACGGCAGGCCCGATGCAGTGATTGTTGAAGCAAAGCCTTTGTCGATTGTTCGAAAGACGGTCGTTGTCCCCCGCCGTGATCCGGCAGCAGCTTGGTTCTGATGCAAGCCCACCGTGCATTAACGGAGGCAGTCAGAGCGACGCCTAGCTCTCCTGTTGTCGTGATCTGATCGCGGGCCGGGGCGCGTTATCCCCGGCACTAACAACTGAAATCAAATGCTTAGAGATTATCAACAAAGAGCCATTGACCAACTTTATCAGTGGTTTGAGGCAGGTCACGCAGGCAATCCCTGCCTGGTGCTGCCAACCGGGTCTGGCAAGAGCCACATCATTGCGGCGCTGTGCAAGGACGCGCTGCAAAACTGGCCAGAGACTCGCATCCTGATGCTCACCCATCAGAAGGAATTGATTGAGCAGAACGCCGAGAAGATGCGCCTGCACTGGCCTGGCGCTCCAATGGGAATCTACTCGGCAAGCGTTGGCAAACGCCAACTTGGCGAGCCGATCACATTCGCTGGAATTCAGTCAGTGCGAACCAAGGCCGATCTGCTTGGCCACGTTGACATCTGCATTATCGACGAAGCTCATACCGTTTCGCACAAGCAGGAAGGCGGCTATCGGCAACTGTTGTCAGAACTAAAAACAATCAATCCATCGTTGCGGGTTGTGGGGCTTACAGCCACGCCTTACCGCTTGGGCCATGGTTTGATCACTGACAAACCTGCGCTATTCGACGACCTGATCGAGCCGGTCAGCATTGAAGAACTGATCTACAAGGGGTTTCTGGCCACGCTCCGCAGCAAAATCACCAAGGCCAAGCTGGACACTTCTGGCGTGCATAAGCGAGGCGGAGAGTTCATCGAATCAGAACTGCAAGCCGCAGTCGATACGGATGACAACAATCAGAAGGTTGTGCGCGAGGTCATTCAGCTTGCTGAGGAAAGAAAAGCATGGCTTTTTTTCTGTGCAGGCGTCAAGCATGCGGAGAACATTGCGTTTTTGTTGAACATGTACAACGTTCCTGCCGCTTGTGTAACGGGAGAAACTCCAAAAAAAGAACGCGAGCGACTGCTCGATGACTTCAAGGCAGGAAGGCTGAGAGCATTAACGAACGCAAACGTACTGACGACAGGCTTTGACTACCCTGACATTGACATGATCGCAATGCTCAGGCCCACGATGTCGCCAGGCTTGTACGTCCAGATGGCAGGCCGTGGCATGCGGGTCAAGAGCCACACTGATCATTGCCTAGTGCTGGACTTTGCCGGTGTGGTGGCTACGCATGGGCCGATTACTGCGGTACAGCCGCCCAAGAAAGCCGGAGAAGGCACTGGAGAGGTTCCAGTCAAGTTATGCGATTCCTGCGGTGAGTTGTGCGCTATTGCGGTGTCTGAGTGCCCTGCTTGCGGCCATGCGTTTCCTGAGCCAGAGCGCAAGAAACTTGAACTGCGCCAAGACGACATCATGGGTCTGGAAGGTCAGAACATGGATGTGAGCAGTTGGAACTGGCGCAAGCACATCAGCAAAGCATCAGGAAAGCAAATGCTGTCCTGCACCTACTATGGCAGCTTGTCCGACAAGCCGATCACTGAGTACCTGCCGGTATTTCATCAGGGCTATGCTGGCCAACGGGCGATGGAACAGTTGATGGCAATGGCCAGACACGCAGGCGCAACCCTGAACTATCAAACAACAATGGATGAAGATCATGGCTTGGAGTACTTGGCCTCAAGCATGAGCAACGCATCACCACCGCATCAAATTGAATTCAAGCGCGATGGCAAGTTCCATCGGGTTGTGCGTAGGCAGTGGTGATTGTTTGCAAAAATGTCACGCTCCTCTTGTTTCGTTACCGGAAACCGTGTAAGATTCATCCATCGACAACGCAGCACCAACCTGGAGTAAAAAAATGTTCAGCAACCAGTACGAAGAGCACCTCGCAAGCCAGCCCGACAACAGCCGCTGGGATGGTTTTGACCGTGGCGACTCTAATAGCGGCCCCGATATGGGACATCGTGTCATCGGTCGTATGACCAGCGGTGGTGGTTATCGCGTGAGCATCATCGAGTCGTGGTGTGATGATTACACCGACTTCGAAGTTCACATTGACGGTCGTCGCGTTCATCTCACAGAAGATCGCGCACAGGCCGTCACCGTTGCCCGCTGGTGGATGGCTAGTTGCCCCGCCTAACCATGAAACCCGGCACCCAAGTCCAGCACCCCGACTACACGCCACCCGGTGTGGTGGTCGGGATTGATGGCCCGATCGCCATCGTTCGCTTTGCCAGTCCAGATGGCTGGCCCTTTCCGCAGAATGTCCGTGTCCCGGTGGCCAGGCTCAAGCGTTACACGCCTCCACCAGCAACCGAGCAGGACTTTGAGCCTGCGCCATTTTGAGGTAAATCATGAAAGACTGGATCGCTTGCATTACTTGCGGTGTCGTGCTCGGTGCCCTGCTGGCAGGCTGGCCGTTTCTGCCATGGTGAGACCGCCCGACATCTGCTGCCATGGGGATTGCCAGCAAGGCAGAACCTGCCCCTACCGTGACCCGCCACCATCTGTGCCGCCGATATCTCACACCTTCCTGCTGCTTGGTCTGCTGGCTGCTGTTCTGATCGTTTTACTCACCATTCTGGACTGAACCATGACACCGACCCGATCAATCCTTGATCCGCGATTCAAGTATGTGCCGAGCTATAAGACCGACATCCGGCGCACATTCCGCAAGGCACGCCTGCTGGCCAGGCTGCAGGCTGCTAAGTGCAAATAAGAGGTAGTCTTGACCACCACACCAAAACCCAAGACAACTACCTCCAGGGTGGCAGCAATGCGACAACGCAGGGCAAGCTCTGGCATCAAGCGCCTGGAGCTATACGCGCACCAAGATGATCATCCCATGATTAAAACCTTTGCATCAAACCTGACCAAGAAAAGAAAGGAGAGCAATTGAACACCTTCAGTGAACTCGAGGCCCAAGTGCTCGATTGGGCACGCGCACGCCAGATCATCCCGAACAGCACCGCGCTCGCACAAAGCATTAAGACGCATGAGGAGCTTGGTGAGTTGATCTCTGCCCTGTACCGGGAAGACCTGACCGAGACGATTGATGCATTTGGCGACATCCTGGTGACCCTGATCATTGCAGCACGCTTGGCAGGGGTTAACTTGGTTGGGTGCCTGGCTGTTGCCTATGACCAGATAAAGGATCGCAAGGGCACGCTGCGGTCTGATGGCGTGTTCATCAAGGAATCTTGATGGATCGCATTCCACTTGAACACGAAGAACAATGTGAAGTGGTGCGCTGGTTCCGTCAGTGCTGGCCTAATGTCAGGATTTTGGCCACCCCTAATGGCGGAGCCAGAAGCAAAGCCACCGCAGGACGCTTAAAGGCCGAAGGCGTATCAGCAGGCGTGCCAGACCTGTTCATCCCTGCCTGGGGGCTTTGGATCGAGATGAAGCGCATCAAAGGCGGATCTGTCAGCCCAGAGCAGAAAGACTGGATGGCTTATCTAAATTCAAGCGGCTATACATGCTTTGTGGCTAAAGGCGCAGAAGATGCGAAGCGGCAGATCATCATTGAGTCAGAAAAACACGAATGAAGCAGTAGCGCCAGCAAAAGGGCGTCTAAGGGATGCTAACCGCAAGGTGCCCGCTCACGGACACGAGGGAGGTGGGTTACAGGGAGCCGCGAAGTTTGTAGAGGAAGTCGGTCATGGTCTAATAATTTGCAGGAACCAGCGGATGACGTTGGGCGGGGGTCATGTCAGTAGTAATACTCATTCTTCGCTTCCCACGCGAAGGTTGCCGTCGTTGCGCCAGGAACCGCGTCCACCTTGATCTTGAATGTGTCACCAGACAGCGTGTCGATCCACCACTTGGTTGCAGTGCCAAGGTTGTTGGTTGGGCGCACGCTGATCAGGCTAAGTGATGTGGGTCGCATCGTGCTCTGAATACCCATCGTCACAGTAACCTCAGTAACAGCCGCAGTTATCGTCGCCGTGCCACTGTTCGTCAGTACGCGGTTGCCGCGAATGTTGCGAATTTTGGCAGTGGTAGCCAAGCTGGGGTTTGAAAACGCAAGGTTGTTGACACTTTGAAATGTGCAGTCAGCAACGTGCATATACGCAACATCGCCCGCAGTAGCGTCAAGCCGGACTGCGTTGTTGAAATTGTTCCCGCTGTTTCCAATGCAATGGAGCGTCGTAACAAGGCCATTATTTCCAGTGCCGACATTGGTCACCAGCAGAACGCCCTCTGGAAATACGCCGCTCCCGAGTCCAAACAACTGATTGTTGTTGCACTGAACGAGCGTGTAAGTGTTATTCCCAACAGCAATACGCTGTGGCTTGACGCTGATAAGCGCTGATTCACCGCCAAGCGAAGACGCTGCGCCCATACGGACAATGTTCCCGTCAATCTGCACAGCCGGGAACGTCGTCGCCGTTGCCGAGTCAATTCGCGTCTGAATCCCAGATGACATCAGCCCTGAAAATTCTACGATGTTGTTAAGGATGCGGATGAACGAACTGTCAGCCGTCGTGGTAGAAGATCCTGCTACATGGAGAACCCCGTACCCTGACACCGCGTTGATTGCATTGCCGGAAATTTCACCGGACGAGGTGTGATTTATCCCTCGGTCACGGGTTCCTGAGATGGTGTTGTCCTTAACGTCAACCCTAGAACCAGCAGCATAAATTGCAGAAGCCGGTGTGTTGTAAGTTGCGACAAAATCGTCGCTAATGTTTAGAACGTTGCCAGACACAATGACATACTTTGCCCTATTTGCGTCTGGTACATCATCTGGCTCATTGGCAAACGCATCCCCCTTGACGGTGATCATCCCGTCGCCGCGACCGCCGTCCTGCACGATGTTGCCTTCAACAGTTGCCAGCACCGCTTTCAGATAGATCGCTTCACTGTCGTGCGTTGAGGCATTAATGTCAGCGCAGGTATCGACAGTGTTGTTGGACACCACAACTCGGTAGCCGTAAATCAGCACGGCGTGAATCTCATACTCCGCCGCATCGTTGGAAACGATGTCGCGGAATACGTTGTCTGTGATGACAATGTTCTCGCAATCCTTCGACGTGCGCCCTGCTGCCTGCAAACCGATCAGCACTGCCATACGTCGCACAGTCGTGAATGAGTTCCCGCTCACCAAGGCGCTGGAGAGTTTGCCCTGCCAACTGATGCAGAAGTCATCTCCAACAAAGTTGCAGTTCAGCACCTCAAGTCGGGCAATCTTGTTCGACGTAGCGTTTTTGTTGGTGATGAACCCTTGGAAGTCAACGCGGCCTGCACCAGTCGCAGTCGTGCCGCAGTTTTCAATGTTGCAGTCTTTGAACGAGATAATCTTGTCCGCCGCAATGCCAGTGAAGTTGAACCCGATCATGTAATCGGTGAACTTCAGGCCGCTGCAACTCACATCGCCGGTTGGCGAGATCAGCGTGATGTCGGTGCCAGTGCGCTTGATCTCGGCATCACCGTTACCGTACCAGATCAAATCGCCGCCGCTGTAGGCGGTGAGCGCACCACACAGGTAAGTGCCCTTGGGCCAATACACAGCAACGTTATTGGCAAGCCCATACGTCACAGCCGCCTGAATCGCCGCCGTGTCATCGGTCACCCCATCGCCAACCGCCCCGAAGTCCTTGACCGACACCGTGTCGCGCAGTTTGCTCTGCACTGACCTACTGACAGCACCAGTACCTGCCTGTACAAACGTGATCAGCGCAGACGAGATGTTGCCAAGATCCTGAGCGGCAGACGCAGCGTTATACAACGTCGCGGCGTTCTTGTTCTGCACCCGGATGCTGTAGTCGTCGGCGTTAACGTACAGGGTCGTGGGCGATCCATTGCGAACCGGGTAGCCGTTCATCGTGCGGATCGGCTGGCCTGCGATCTGGGTCAGTGCTGCATCCCAGTACACATTGATCGGATTGCCCTGAGGGTCGAGGTTGGCCTGACCGATCCAGATGTAGCCATTATCGAGGGGAGTACCGTCCGAGTCAGTGAAGATCGGAAACGGATGGGTGACGGACAGAGCAGACATGATGTTCCCTTTACTTGGCTACGCCTTTGATCTTTTCCATACTTCTGAGGCCGCCGATGCCGAGCAGGCCAGTGATCACAACCCACAGAAGATCCAAATTCAATTCAGGCGGCGCAGGCCAGCCCTTGATCGCGCCCACCCACGCCAGCACCGGCTGCACGATGGTAGCGTAAACAAACCCTGCTGCACCGCACCAGCCGAATGCGGGCCTCCACCCACTCGTCCAGATCGACGGATGCTGAGCCTCGCGGGCGTTGATCTCAAGCTGCGCGATGACTTGCTTCAGTTCGCCGTCTGCCGCCATGCGTACCAATTCTAGTTCAGCGGCTTGTTTGGCTGCGGGGTCAGGTACGAACCGGTCAAGCAGGGTCTTGCCGATCTCGAAAATAGGGCCGAGCAGCAACGGATTCATGCTTGCTCCATCAGGTCGCAGATGCGCCGTGCCCAGCCTCGACCGAACGTGGGCCAGGTGGTCAGATTGGTCATGAAGCGCAGGCGGCTTGCGAGGCAGGCGCGTCTGAGTTGCTCAGGGTCAGCCTGGTGCGCCTTGCCAAGAGTCTGCGGTCCGATCACGCCGTCGACGTAGACGCCGAGCGCCTGCTGCAGCCAGCAGACCGACTGTCGTGGGCCTGAGTTGACCGCAGCGTCAAACACGACATAGCGCACTTCGGCAGGAAGTTCGTCGGCCCTGACCTCGTTCCAGTAGTCCTCACGATAGATCCGCTTGGCGAGATCCACCGGAAGCTCGCGCATGTCACCTTTGTAGCCTACCCGGCGAGCGACGCGCTCAGTGATCCCCCAACAGGTGGCGCCGCCAGGATCATCAGGGTGATCAACGAAGCCACCCTCGTGCGCGAGGACTTTCTCAACTGCTTGATCGAAGTTCATCGCTTGAACACGAACTGAACGATGGCCCAGACGGCCGCGACCGTGACCCACACGCCGACACCTCGGTTGATCCACATATGGAGGGTGCGGTCGGTCTTGGTCTGCGAAGTCTCAAGGACGGCGATTTTCGTCTCGACTTTGCCGATGCGCTCACCTTGAGTTGACTGGCGCTCTTCGATCAGCACCAGACGCATGACCGCATCGGTCAGTTTGTCTACTTTGCTCTCAAGCCTGCGGAAGTCTTCGTCTGTCGTCATTTGAGATCAAGAGGTTTGCTGGTGACCCAGCGCAGGAGCCAGAAAGCCGCGCCGACGAGCGAGAGCGCCAAGCCGGAATAGTCAGCCGGGATGACGGATTGCAGCAGGCCAGGAGCCAACTGCTCAAGCACTCCAATGACCGCAACGACGATGGCCGCGTTGCTGGTCTTGGAGTAGAGGGAGCCTTTGAGTTTATTGAGCATGGTGGTCATGGGTTATTTGGCAATGCCGTAAAGGTGGCAAGAGTTCCGATGTAACGCCACTTGCAGGTGCCGTCTGTAATGCCGTCCCAAGTCGCCGTCGTGCCAGTTGGGCCACCAGACGAAGCAGAAGTGCCCGGCGTGGTCAATTCGTATACCTTACCGGTGTCGTTTGTGACCAGCATTCCTGGGGTTGCATACGCCGTTGATCCTACCCACGCAGGGCAAAGCCACCCGGCGGCAGTACACTGCCAGCCCGCAGTAACGCCTGACGCTGCACTGCGGTTGTAAACAACAGCGCCACGCCCGTAGTACCCCAACGTCCCAGCGGTTGCCGGGTTTGCTGTAGCAATGCGCTCACCGCCATCGTCATCCGTCAGCGAAAACACACGCAAAGCGCCTCTACCACCGGCCAGCAAATATGCTTCGCCCAGCTTGTTGTTTGTGGCAAAGCCTTTTACGCTCAAGCTCTTGATGAGTGCCACAGTGGATGCAGCCGTCACCGCAAATACAAGAGTATTCACTTCTGGCCGAACAGTAATACGCATCGTTCTGCCAAACGGAGAGTCAGAAGAAATACTTGCTGCAACCGTTGACCCCAGTTGCTGGCCGCTGTCTCCGGTATAATAGGTCCCCTTTATGTGCTGTTCATTTGCATAGGTAACCCCCGTAAGAGGGTTTGCAAAGGTCTCCGTCGCCAATCCACTAAGTATTTGACCCTGATTATTAAGCGCGATAAAGGTTGGCCTGCCGTTAAATCCGTCTTGGCTTTCAAAAGAGCACTCAAAGTCTTTAATACGGGTGGCGTCAATCGCTACGCCGACACGAAACGCGCCGCCAGCCGCAAGTTGAATGCCGTTGCGGTTCATTATCACGGCGGTCGTAAAGACTGTTTCAATGCGCTTGAAATCACTGATTGTTGGTGTTCCGGCATTGATGAAGAAAAGCTCTTCGCCACGTAACCATGCAGTTCCAGCCGCGCCAGCACTCGTCACGAGTTTTTGAAGATCGCCGCTGTGCCACTCGTCTGTGCTGCACCCGACACCAGTCAAGGTATTTCCGCAAGCGCCGTTGACCTGACGAAGTGAAATCTGCTGGTTGGATGACGCGATGTAGTCCAAGTGAATTGTTGTTCCGAAAGCCCTAGCGCCTCCGCCACCGTCGAACAATCCAACCGGACCTTTCATTCCCTCAAGTCGAGCATTGCTGAAAGAGTTAATACCACCCGCGCCGTCGAACCAAATTGGCATCTGATAGGTGCCAGCGCCGTTTCCCTCAAAGCACGGCGCAATGAAACGATTAGCGTTGTGGCCTTGGTAGCTGCTTACCTTGTCCCAAGTAAACACAACCCGGAAAGCATCGCCCAGCGGAATTGCTGTACTGCTGGTGGACATACGTCCGCCTATGCGAGTGTTTTCGTTTGTGAAACTATGATTGTGGTTTGATCCTTGGGTGGTGTAAACCAGACTGAATTTTGAGTCTTGGATGTGCTTGGCGATGATTGTGTTATAGGCACAACCTGAGTACACAATGCCATTGGTAAAACCGTAAATATAGTTCTCATGTATGCGGCAGCGGAACCCTTGTCGAATACGCACACCAATGTCGGTTGCACCGATTGTTCCGGGCCATTGCAGCGAACCTGCAGCAGTCAGACGCGGGAGAAAAATATCTGTTTCAAGGTAATACCCGGTGGCGCTTGGGGCTTCACCAATGTCAATTGCGATGTCATTCCTCGGGCCATCATAAAGAAAGTCCACGCCGCGCAAATCAATAGGCAACGCACGGGAAACACCGTTGATCGTGACCAACACCTTCGGAAACACCAGCTTGCCAGTGATACGCGAAGTTAATCGTTCTTGGCACGCGAACGACACCTTCGCTGACGCGCAATAATTGATCCACAATTGCCAAGCCGCCGTATCATCCGTCACTCCATCACCGACAGCCCCAAAGTCCTTGACACTCACGGTATCGCGCATCTTGCTTTGAGCGGTGCGCGTGACTGCGCCGGTGCCTGCTTGGAGGAACGTGACATCTGACGAGTCAACCTGCACCACGGCGTCGTTGAACTTGTCGGTGCAGGTGGGCGATGAGAACACCTGAAACCCGTTGCGGTTCTTGACCACAATCGAGAAGTCGCTGTTGACGTACACCCGAGCCGGTACGCCAGCGTTCACAGGGAAGCCGGCACGAGTCAGAATCGGCTGCGTCGCTGCAACCGTCAGCGCTGCGTCCCAATAGGCTTGGATCGGATTGGCCTCGGTGGCCTGGTTAGCCACGCCCAAGTAGATGTACCCGGCATCGAGCGGCTGGCCGTCAATGTCGAGGAAGATGGGAAACGGCGGATTGACGGACAGTGCGGACATTGTTAGTTATCCTGGGTGATGTATTTTGTCACTGATTACGGGTTGGCAGTAGTGCCAGGTGGCTTGTAATTCAGCGCCTTGTTAATCTTCGCCTTGATCTCACGATCCTTGATGTTGTCTCGCAGCATCTTCATGCCCTGCACAACAGGTACAGGCACGCCAAAAACAGCACCCTGCATAGCAGATTCAGCGATCAATGCTGCCACTGTTCTTGCCGTGCCGGAATTGTTGATTGAGGTGAGCGGAGGCGTAGATTGAATGTACTGCAAAACTTGGTTCAAGTTGCGGATCTGCTCCGCTGCTGGCTTGCCCATCACCAAGTCTAACTTGCCATTCTGATCAAGTGCCTTCAGCGCAGTGTTGAGCTTTGCTCCAGAGATCACCGGCAGATTGTCAGCGCCAATGCCTGCCTCTGCCTTTTCAAGCAAGTGCCGCACCGTTGCGCCCTGCAACTCACCCCACGCTCGCTTTCCATCATCATCTTTGATGGTGAACAAAACGCGCTTGATGTGCTGGATTTCGCTCGGCCTAGCATCAAGAATGGTTTTCTTGAACACATCTTCAATCGGCGTCTGAGGGTCAGACATGCCCTTTTTTTCCAGCAAAAGGCGAGACACAATCGCACGATTCTCGTACTTTTGAGCCTGCCTCTGGCGTTGCAAACGCATAGCCTTGGTGGCCGCACCGCCAATAGGATCGCCAACTTCGTCAATTGAGTTTTTGAGCAAAACAATGAGGCGTTTATCGTTAGGCGCAGCCGCACTGGTTGCAGAAACAGACTTGCGAAATTCCTCTAACTGCCCAAGCGTAGTGTTTGGGTTGGCTACCAGATTGCCAGCCTCATCAACTTGAGCAATACCAAAATTGATGGCGTTCTGACGCGCTACGTCTGTCACTCCAGTCTGATTCGCTATATTTCTAGGTTGACTGTTCATAAAATCCATCACTGGAGTGATGTCAACCGTGGTCTGAGCTTCTGGAGATGCTTTGAACTTGTTGTATAGATCACTGGTCTTACGTTTCTCTGCCTTCCATCCAGCCATCAAAGCATCAACCGTCTTAATGCCGGTGTTGGAATAGTCGCCAGCCTCTGCGCCCGTGTCATCAAGGATTTGATTGAGCTTGGCCAGTGCTGCACGGTTGTTCTCTTGCTGCCGCTCAAGGAAAGGCGCTTGATACTCAGGTGTCTTTGCCTTTTCTTTCTCAAAAGCCAGCAACTCAGGTGATCGCTTGACTTCGCCTTCTGTCAGGCGTAAGCCAGCCATCTCGGCCTCTGTTGCTCGCTGCAACTCCAGAGGCGTCGCCGCAGCACCTACAGAACCACCAGCAGGCGCTCGCCTTCCAATGCCACCCTCACCACCAAGGCCAACCGTCTGCGCTGCTCGCTGGATTGGCGCAGCCATCGTTGCACCAGCCTCTCGAGCAGCTAAAGACACCGCAGGCCGAGCCTGAGATACACCAGAGGCAATCGCACCAGCAGGGCCAATAACCGGCACATACGGAGGCAAAGTCTGCAAGAACTTACCAGTAGCAGCGGCCATCTCTCTAGCCGTTGCACTGCGCGGTTCATACGTTAACGCACGAGCGCCTTCGCCAGCAGCCGCTTGAATCATCTGGTTGGACTGCTCAGTACCAAAGCGCCCAGACAGAATATCGCTGGCCATCTGGCGACCACCGCCAAGCAAACCACCTAGCATGCCACCAGTCGCTCCAGTAACAAGCGTGGCACCCGTCTCAATCGCACCGCCAATACGTTGACCAATGCTAGGCTCAGGCTGTACAGGAGGGGCTGCGGCAGCTTGAGCAGACATGTTCTCCTGAGATTTGGCCATCTCATACGCCTGAGCAACCGTGTTGAACTCAGGCGTGCCTTGCTTGGCCTTGTTCTGGACGATCCAAGCAGCGTATTCGGCAGCGGTAGCCATTAGCGTCCTCCACGCAAAATAGCATCAGCTTGGCTCATGACATTAGCAGCAGATGCAGCACTTGCAGGCTGTGAAGGAATCGGAGGGCCTTGCCCTGGAATCTGTTCAACCATAGCCTCAGTCTGGCCACGATACCGCTTGGAGACATCATCTCCAACCCGCTTGGCAAAGTCAGTGAACGTCTCACCAGCCCTCACGGTGTAGTCGCCTGCAATAAAGTCTCGATTAGCCCGCGTCAGCACGCCTTTGTTGCCTGCCAGCCAATCTACCTTTGCGCCTTCAACGCCAGCGTTGATGTCTTGCAACTTAGCCATACCGCGCATGAATGATGCAAGCGTTTGCGCGTTAGCCGTCTCTGGAGGAAAGCCAGACAAAGCAAGAGAAATATCTTTATCAGTTGCAGGGCCTGGAGGCAGAGACTGAATCGCAGCACTGTTCCTAAGCCTGACGTACTCTTGGCGCAACTGGCTAACATAATCTTGATTGCCAGTTGTCCTTTTGAACCATTCGCCTGCCGTTGAGGCAACACCATAGCCACCGCCCAACTTCTCAAGGTTAGTGGCCAACGCATTAAGTTGCCCGGCTTGTTGTTTGGAAGAAGCGGCAACAACCGCAGCATCATTAACAAGCTTTTGAGATCCAGCAGGAATGGAAGTCAACTCGTTCGAGATTTTTGCGTAACGCTCGGCAATCTGAGATTGAATGTTTTGAGCATCCAATCCAAGACGGGAAGTTCTGTCGCTGATCTGGCTTTGCAGATTCCTGACGTTCCAAGTTCTCTCGTTAAGGTTTGCCTGATTTAATTGATCAGCAAATTTTGCATCGCTGGCGTCTCTGATAGCTTTTGAGTTTGCGCTGCTCAAACTAGCAACAGCCAATGGGCGAGCAAATTCACTAGCAACGCCTGCTTGTTTTGCAGCTTCTGTTGCGGTATCAGCTTCGGCGTTTGCCTTGCGTAATCCAGGCCCAAACAACGCCTCTTGACGCCTTGTTTCTGAGGCTTTGGCAAGGTTTTCAAGCAAAGTCTTGCCTTCTGGAGACGCAGCAACTGCCACACCGACAATCTTAAACGCCGCCGCAGGATCAGTCTCAAGCAATCGCAAGGCAGTCGTGTACGTCTGCTTTTCCTGCGGATCAGTGGTGGTTTCTGCGTATTGCCTGACCAGATTGGAAGCAGCATCAATGTTGCCTGCTTCAACTGCTGACAGAATTTGTTGCCCTCTTGTCACGCTGGCTTGCGCTCGCTCCTTGCCCATCAGTTCAAACTGCTGGCGCATGGCATTGGCTTGCTCTGGAGGAATAAACGCCGAGTAGCGCATCAAATCCTGCACCGTCGGGTTTTCAAGGCCGAAGAATCTCTGTTGCTCTGCTAGCGCGGCTTGCTGCTGCCTAGCTTTGAGTTCAGCTTGGTTGCGCTGCGCCTCAATATCCGCAACAGTAGCCCCAAGCTTCAACCCCTGCACCGCCTGCTCAAAAGGCGATGCAACGTTCAGTGTGTAATTCAGTGGTGCGACCATGATCGTTCCTTACAGACCGGCAGCGCCGCCAGCAATATTCATGGCCGCTTCGTTCTGGAGTGCGTACATCTCATTGGATGAAGGCAATCCTTGACCACCAAACAAAGAGCCAAACGGCGACTGCTGCCCGCGACCAATTTGAAAGCCAGCATACTGAGCCGGGAGGCCAAACAATTGTGCTCGCGCAGCACCAGCGCCCAACGCACCGCCCGCCTGAGCAGCACCCTGCTGCTGAAGCAGGTTGGCGATGTTGGTACCGGATGCCTGTGCGCCTGCGCCTACCCGAGTAGCAGAAGCCTGACCGTACTGGGCAAGACCACCAAGGTTAGCGAACTGCTGCTGGATCTGCTGTTGCAGCAGCGCAGGCCGATACTGCGCCAGAGCCGCCTGAAGATTGCCACCACGCAGCCCACCCGTCGCAGCGGCGTTCTGAAGAAGTGCGTTCTCGCCCTGACGAGCGAGGTACTGAAATCCTGGCGACTGCTCAAGCGCCTGAATAGCAGCCTCTTGTGTACCGGGAGCGCCTAGCCCAAGCAGGTTCTGCTGCGCCTGAAAAGCCCCAGCGCCACCCTGCACATAAGGCGAGAGCAGTTCCTGCATCACATCAAACTGACGCCGCTGCTCATCAATACCCATCTGGGCAGCTTGGGTCTGCGCCCCAGCGGCGGACTTAGCTGCGCTGCGTTGTGCGCTAGAGGACAAAAGCGCGGAGCCGCCGCCTACAATTGCGGTTACTGGATCAGGCATTTTCAAATTCCTTCATGTACTTGCTGAAGTCCTCGCCGTACAAGCGCATGACTTTGGACGCATTTTCGGTCGCAAACTCCAGCCCTTTGCAGCACTGCACGACCATCAAAACCACATCGTAATAGCCCGCTCGCCACACAAACGACTTAGCGTCATGATCTCGCGCCCGCTCGGCCTCGTTTGCGCCATGCCACTTGAGGATGGCCGCAGCCAACACCGGCAGCATCGTCGCCGAGTGCTGCATGAAAAACGAATTGGCAGGCATAGCGACCAGTGTTTGCCAGATAGCAGCGTTCAGGTCGGCGGGCTTGATGGCATCACCATCAGCCACATCATCAAAAACCTGAATGGCATTCCACAGCATCAACAGCCAGTCAACGGCTGGTGCAGGAAGGTCAAACACCTGTTGGAAGTTCTGGCGCAGCCAGTATTCACAATCGCTCACGGGACTATCCAAGAAGGACGAGTTTGGGCCACTGGAAAGCCCCGGCGCTCAGTGATCGGAATATATCACGCAATTTCCCGACCGGATACCCTGAACGTCAACGCTGAAGCCGCGCTGGCCGATGTGCTGAGAAAGTCACCTGAGTCAAGCACTTGACCAATCAACTCCGGGCACAGATACGTCTCGTTCGGAACAACAGTCTTGGTGTCGATAACCAAGTTGCCGTTATTGGCCGAACCGCCAGAAGTCACCAGATTGACGTTGAACGAAACATTAGACGCGCCCGTGTTCGTCACGCTAACCTTGTCAATGATCGCCTTTACATTCGTCGCGGTGTACTGCGTGGTCTGCGCAGTAGCCAACTGAAGCGGTGCAACCAGAACCTTAGCGATGACAGCCATCACTGAACCCCTTGAATGTTGTTTGCCACGGTCAGAATAACCGACGGCACGCCAGGATGGGGCGCAGTAGCCGGTTCTGCCAAAAGTTGAATCGTTATGTCGTCAACAGAAAACATTAGTTCGACGTAATCGTCAGCGCCCAACTCAAAAAAGAAGTTGAGCGACGAAAATATTTCCGCGTTGTTGCCCTGAATCCTGATCTGACTGCCGCTATCGGGTACATCCACGCCGTTGAGCCTGAACCACATATAGAACAGGCCAACGCCGCCAGCGGTCTTATCCAACTGAAACGATGTGTCGAAATTGTATATACCAGGCGTGTCAACGTAGATACGCGAGGTCGGGCTACCGACGTAGACACCACTGCTCAGGCTCGTCGTATTAAACGTCATGGCGTAGGCAGTGTTGATGACTGCGGCCGTCTGCGTCGTCGTATCGTAGAACGAGCCGTAGCGGGATCGCTTGAACTCCCTCGGCGGCGGCGCTTGCATCAGGAACGACAAGTCCTGACTGATCGCGGTCAATGCGCCGACGGCTTGGTTAACCTTGGCCTCCAGCGCCGCCACCGTGACCTCAAGCGCCTGCTTATGCGCCACAAGGGTGTCCAGTGCTTGGACAGCCTTCTGAGCTGCGTTCTCGCCAGACAGGGCCAAATCATCAAGAGTCGTAGGCTCCAACTGCTCGACATCAGCAAACAGCCGCTCAAACTGACGAATCTGATGGTGATTCTTCAGAAATGACGCGAGTTCATCGCGCGTCAGGTTGAGTTTGTTCGAGGCCATCAGTAGTTCAGGCCTTCAATTTGAGCCTCCAGACGCACGAACGACAGGTGCGCTTGGCTGTCACCCTTAAACCGCTGCACGCGCCAGTTCCGCATGTTGCCTTGTTGGAACCACACGAGGCGCTTTTGCGTCTGCCCAGTCGTGCCCACCTGGATTGCACGGTCTTGGCTCCACGCCTGACCGTCGTAAGAGTACGAGGTGCTGATCCAGGGATTAGTTCCAAGCGCTACGCGGCCAGTGAGCGCCACGAGTTCAATCTGATGGAAGAGCGCACCGTTGCCCTTGTTATACACGATGGTGGTGCCAAACTCCCAGCGCACCGTATCACCCCAGTGCGTAGAGATACTGTCCACGCAGTAGCCCATCTTACTGCTGGTTGGATCTCCGACCATCCACTTGTCATATGCCCAGACAAAGTTGCGAGCGCGGTACTGAGAGTAGCCGTCAATGCTGCTAGTCAACTCAGACCAGACCTGCTGCTGGAGCGCCTGGCTCGATGCAGCGTCGTAAACTAGCGTGCGATTGGGCAGATGGACATAAAGCAGTTGCTGCGCCTTCAGGTTACGAGCTTCAAGTTTGACTTGAGCTAATTGCGCAGTTGTGTAAGTGGCAAGGATCTCATCGACCTCTTGCGTACTGATTTTGTTGGCTATGGCGTTAGTACCGATATAGATGCCGGGCGCTTCATTGCGGCCACCACCCATGAAAGCCAGCGCCTCCATGAACACGCAGCAAGCCTGAGTGCCGATGGCACCTTTCTGAACCTGCGCCCCTTCAATGACTTGAAACGGGAACGGCACGCTGCTTGTGATGCTCTCGTACACCTCTATGGTGTACTGGTTGAGCGCATAGACCTCGTTCCTGAGCCGGATGATGGCAATGATCGGATCAGGGTCGGCTACAGGCTCAATATACGCAAACGGCTCAATGGTGAACGGATCTCCTACATTGGTGCAAAATAACTTGAAGCCATCGGTGATCATGAAACGACCGTCGATGAAGCAAAAATCAAGAACATACCCAACTGGAGGAACGGTGGAATAACTAGCAACAGCCAGCGTCGTGCCGTCCCAGAAATAGATGTTGCCGTTAGACACGATGCCAAGATGGTCGAAGGAGTAATCCATCACGACCAGCCCTGTCGATCCTCCGACATCGCCCAGAATGGTTAGTACGTTCTCGTCAGAGATACTGACCAGTTTGCTGCCCATCACGCGGTACATCACGCCATTCCACAGGATGCCACCGCGATCCACACCCGGCCCTGTCAGGATCTCGACAAGCCCGTCAGCAGGCCGCAGGTAGCCAGAACTGATGCCCTGCGTCTTGGGCACAGGCATCATGTTCACAGGATAGCTGCTGCGAAGGTCTGGGCCTTGGTCAGTGTAGATGCCGCTGACGATGGGAATCTGCATGAGTTACCACTTCACCTTGTCCGCCCAGTACGCCGCGCTCATCTTGCCCTTGGCAATGTTGGATGCGTGGCGGGCCTTGAATGCTTTGTTCCGGGCAGATCCGTCAGGTGAGCCAGAAACGCCTTGCTGACCGAATCGAATGGTTTTGACCTGATCGCCAACCTTCGCCACAACAACGTGGCTCTTGGTCGGGTGACTCGGTGTTTTCTTAGGCTTGTTGAAGCCGCTGACCCCGGCTCGCTCAAGCCTTGGGTCTTTAGCCATCAGATGCCACCCTCACCCGGCTGGATGTGCAGCGTGGTGCCCGCAGCGGAGATGTAGGCTACGGTTGTCTCGCCTTCCTGACGGTGCAGGATCAGTTCGCTGTTGGGCAGCACGGGCGTGTCGGCGGTCGTGGCCGTCTGAGCGCCCTCGCCAACGCGAACGTGGCAGATGTTCGCGCCGCTGTTGACCAGTCGAATCGACTTGGGGAAGATCGAGAGGGTCACGGATGCCGAAGCAGCGCCGGGGGTGACAACCTGGTTGGCACCTCGTTGTGCCTGAAACGGTGCTTGAATAGCCATTACGCGATCCTGTACCAAGAGTTAGTCGCGGAGTAGTACCGCATACGGAAGAAGTCCTCAGCGGCCAGCGTCGTGGGGTCGCCAAACGCCGCAGCAGCGCCATTGAGGCCCAGCGTGAACGAGGTAATCTGCTGAGTCGTCGTCACCAGCACCTCCTGACCATCAAGGATGCCGGTGTTCAGCGGCAGCGTCACAGTGCCGGTGGCAAGTGTGCCAGCAGGCTGCAACAGCAGCCATGCCTGCGTGCTGTTGGTCGCCACAGTGACGTTGAAGCCCGTGCCCGGCGTCGCGTACTGCACCGACATCGTAGGCGCAGCGAAGGTCTGCTGAAAGAACGTCAGCAGCGAGCCAATCGACATCTTGCGGGCGTCGCCGTTACCGCTGTTGTAGACCGGCAACTGATCGCCAGACGAAACAGTCGAAAGAGTCGGCAGTTGATTGATGGTAGGCATCAGTTGTACTCCAGAACGCCTTCAGGGCCGGAATCAACCGGATCATACGGCGGTCGCAGGAACGGGTCATCGTAAGTGCGCCAAGGCTTGTTACCAGCGCCCGCAGGCATCGTGCCTGGCAGTTGTTGCTGCGGCGGCATCGTAGCGCGGGCCAGCAGTGTATTGTAGGCGTTCTTGGCCGCCACTAGGGTGTTGCTCGACACCTGCTTGCCATAACTCGGCGCAAGCCGCAGGCCCAGGTTCGTAATGATCGCCTCGTTAGCGCTGTCAGGTACGGTCGTGATCTCGTCAAGATCGCTGTCCTGCGGGCTACCCGGCAGCGGATAGGCCAGACGGATGCCCTTGGCATTCCACTCGGCCATCATGGTGTCGAGCCGTCGCACAGCCGACTGAACCTGCTGCGGCTGGAGGTCGAACACATAAGACGCCAGTCCGATCTCCTCAAGCGCTGCCTCAACGAACTGTCGTTTGCTATAGCTCATCTCTGGTTCCTGAGTGCAGTCTCGATCAATGCCGACAGTTTACGGTCAGTTGTCCTGCCGTCAAACTTGATTTGCAGTTCTTTGGCCTTTTCTTCCATCTCAAGGCGTGTCGCAGGCGCATCGTCCGCCGGGATAGCAACAGGCTTGCCATCCACAGCCTCGTCCAGCGTCACGCACCAGCCCTCGGCCACTCGCAGCACCAGTTCGTCCTCGTTGGCAACTCCGACGTAATTGTACGTTGAGCCACGGGGGCCGAAGTGCGGACCGGGGCAACGGTAGACGAGAGTGGGAAACTCAATGCTCATTTCTTTTTGGGAGCCTTGCCGGGTTTGCCTGCCTTCATGGCCGCAGTGCGAGCCGTACTCAGCGCCACCGCGATTGCTTGCTTCTGGGGCATGCCTTTTTTCATCTCTTTGCTGATGTTGCTTGAGATGGACTTCTGCGAGTATCCCTTCTTCAACGGCATCTCATGCTCCTGTGAGTGGGGCCAGAGTCTCCTCTGGCCCCGGTGCTACATCAAATCAGCTTAGGTTTGGCTGAACAAAATTACCCCCGACATCTCAGGCTGTTTATTTACAACACCGAACAGCGTATCCAGACGGTACTTGGTCGTCATGGTGTTGATGTCGTAGAACTTCTGCATGACCAGTTCAATACCCTGATCGGTAGCCGCACGCATCGTTGCCACGCCAGCGTCAGCAGGCACCGCATACCGGCCAGGCAGAATCTCAATGCTGTCTTTCTGCCAGAACGGGTTGAGGTAGCCAGCAGCAGTGTTCAGGAACACGATGTTAGCCGTCGCGGACGGGGTAACGATCACGTTCTGGTACTGAGCCTCGGCATCGGTCGCGCCCTGATCGGAGATGATCGGGGGCGAAATCACCATCGTGGTGGCGTTGGTCACGCTCATCACCCGGAAGGTTTTCAGCAGACCAGTATCACCTTTGGTGATGTGATGGCAGGCGTTGACGCCGGAGATGGTGAAGCAATCGCCAGCGGCCACGTTAGTGGTGCTGGAAACAGTCACGGTCTGGAAGCGGTTATCAACGTTGATCTGACCACCCACCGAGGTGCTGGTTGCCCTCGGAGTGTAGTAGTTGTTGGCAGCAGTCAGAGTCGAGATGGTGATGCCCGAGCCGAGAGCAGCAGCCTTGCGGTTGGCGTAGTCAAGCTTGAAGGTGTCAAACGACGCCACCATGCCGACGTAAGCACGCTCGTAGGCGCTGTCCGACTTGCGGTTACCGAAGGAGCGCGACAGACCCTGCAGGTTCGACGCCATGCCGTTGTAGTCACGGGTGGACAGAGCCAGATACCGATCATAAGACGGCACGCCCTGCTCGTTCATGATGGCGTCGCACTGGGCGACATCATCAAAGCCAGAAGCAGCAGCGGTGCGCTTGACAACCAGAGTGCCTCCGTTGGCAGCGACGTTCATAACGGCGATGTTGATGTCCGAGGCAAGCTTCTGCTTGGCAGCTTCACCCAGACGCCCCTCTTGCAGCGCATCACGCAGTTCCAGCGCGTTCAGTGTGAAGGGCACCGACTTGGAAAAGCCGATGGTGGCCGGGACGGCCAACTGGGTCATGTTCTTGTAGGACGACGAGATGTCGGTGCCAGGAGCGGCAGTGATCGACTCAGCGATGTAAGGCTGGGGACGCCAGATGGTGTTGTTGGTGCGCTCCATCATCGTCTGGTCGGTGTTGTAGACGGCGACGTTGCGCGACAGGACGAGGGCGTCCTGAAAGCCTTCAAGCAGGTTCTCAAATGCAACCCGCTCTTCTTTGTTAAATGCGTTTGCCACGATTAGTTCCTTTCAGATTGTTTGGCTCGTTGCTGCGCCTTGTAGCGAATGACCTTGGTGTAATCACCCGTCTTTTCCGCTTCAGCACGCAGCCTGTCAAGGGATGAATCAATTGCGCCACCTGAAACCCTAGCGTTGCCGCTGACGGTCTTTTCAGGAGGAGGCACAGCTTTGCGAGGTGTCACTTTCAAATCTTTCTCCAGTTTCGCCACCGCAAAAGCGAATTTCACAGGGTCTTTGATCGAGCCAAGTTCAGCCGCTTTCTTGGGGTTCTTACCGAGTGCGTACACCAACAGGGCGGGATTATCAGCGCCTTGAAGTACGATGCCTTGTTGGGTGACATCCAATGACTGCTGCGTAACGTCCTCAGCATCATCAAAGTCCTTCACCTTCAGCTCAGCCTTGGCTTTGCCGTATGAATCCAACTTAGCCTGCCAAGACTTTTGCTGCTGTTCTTCAGCAACTCGGGCCTGGTGCTGCTCTTCGTCGTACTTGCGCTTGCGTTCGTACCAATCCGCGAGGGACGATTCAAACTTTTCCGCGTCGTAGTCATGTTCCTCAAGCGTCGGCTTTTTGCCCAACGTTACCTTCTCAGGTTGCGTGGTTAGCTTGGCTTCAAGTTCACGATTACGCTTTAGTAGTTCCCTGTGAGACTTCCTCAGTTCACGAACCCAATCAGGAGCGCGATTCTGATCTTCCTGGGGAGCAGGCGACTCATCCCCAATTGATACGACAACCTCGTCAGATTCTTCCTGTTGCTCAGGTTCTTCCTGCTCAGAAACTACCTGCTCAGGGGCTTCCTGTTCAATCTCGGAAACTTCTTCCTCGATCACCACATCTTCATTTTCTGCCCGTTCGCTCATTACGACCCTACCAAACTCGCCAGATTCAAAGGCCTGACGGTTGCCTCAATGACGCATCTCGCGTCGAAGTCATCTGTCATCATCAGCAGGGTTACAGCATCCTGCTCATCCTGAACGAATTCTTGCATGATCCGCGCAGCCTCGCGCAGATCGTTACCTAATTGTGCCTGATTATTGTGCAAAGACTCAAGTTTTGCAAACTCTACTTCTAGTTTCGCAATCTCGGCCAGTTCAGCGTCAATATCGAGTTGAGCGGTAATGTAGCGATCAAGTCGCTTGGAGATCCGCTTGACGGTCTTGTTCTTTGACTTTGCAAGCGTCTCGACAGCCGATTTTTGCTCAAGAGATAACTCAAGCCGCTGGCGTTCAGCTGACCAGCCCTTGCTCGGCCCACCACCAAGTTCCGAGACTTGAGAGACAACAGCCGGAAAGAACTGATTATTGTTAACGACGAGCGGGGGCAGCAGGTATTGCGTGCCGCCAGCTTGCGTAACAATCTGGCTATAGAAAGTCTGGGTATTGTCGTACCGTGCAGGCAGCAGTGTGACCGTGCCGGCGGTGACAGTTGCGCTATAGAATGAGTTGCTGTTGTCGTAACGCGCAGGCGAAAGTGTTACAGCACCAGGCGTGACCGTCGGGCTGTAGAACGCATTGGCATTGTCATATCGAGCAGGGCTAAGGTTCTGTGTCCCAGAACCTCCGCCGTTGAAGAACAGCAGCAGCGACATTACGCCTCAGCGGGCCTAAACCACCACACCCGCCACGGATGCTCGGGTTCACCATCCTCAACGACGGTCAGTTCGTTCTGGGGCTCAGGGCGCAAAGCTTTCGCATCAAGCGCATCCTGCTCCGTCGCATAAGCGCCCAGACAAATCTCAGTGCCCATAGTTGCCTCAGTTATAGCCGTAAAAGCCGCCGCCTTGAAACTGATTGATCTCAATGATTTCGTCGGTGATGATGTTTGGCACAAAGCGAATGAATGTATCGCCAGACGCGGATCCAGCGGGGCCGTCATATATGACCGTGGCGGTGCCCACGTCCATCGTTCCGACGTTGACGATCCTGAGAGTG